CTACTATTTTAACGGTAGGAATTTCATTTGTAGCATTCACACGCATATACATAGTAAGAACTCTTACAGAAAAAAGTAAGAAAAAACTGAAACAGAACATGCCGCTATAGCTCAGCAGGTAGAGCAACTGACTTGTAATCAGTAGGTCCCGCGTTCGATTCGTGGTGGCGGCACCACTTTTGGATAAGACGTGAATATTACTACAAAAATATCAGACACATTTGCAAAATCTATGACCGCTTTCTTTAGATTCTTTGCAGACACTTTCTTTGGTCGCAACTATGGCAAACGCGCTCTCATCTTAGAGACGGTTGCTGGAGTGCCGGGCATGGTTGGTGGAATGCTAACGCACTTGTACAGTCTACGCAGACTGCAGAAGGGCAATGGTACTAAGATCCAAGAACTACTTGATGAGGCGACCAATGAACGTAAGCATCTAATGTTTTTTATGGAGATTGTTTCGCCTTCTATCTTAGAAAGAGTTTTGATTATTTTGGTCCAGTTCATCTTCTGGCATTACTATCTGTTAATGTATATGTTATTCCCTCGCACTGCACACCGAATGACTGGGTATTTTGAAGAAGAGGCAGTGAACAGTTACACTAGTTACTTGGCATTAATTCAGGCAGGTGAAATCAAAGATATTCCTGCCCCACAGATCGCCATTGACTATTATATAGATTTACAAGAGGGTGCAATGCTCTCTGATATGATCGTGTGTGTTCGTCGTGATGAAATGCACCATGCTAAAATAAATCACGGATATGCTGACGAATACTGATCGCATATAAAATTTTTATTAGATAAATACTATTGTAGACATGTTTACATACAGATACTTTTGGTGTATAATGTCTGATTGATTACTACTTATATTATGAGGTTTAAATGAGCAATGAATTTTTATGGGTTGAAAAGTATCGTCCACGCAAAGTCTCGGAGACGATTCTACAGAAAGAACTAAAGACTACTTTTCAAAACATCGTGGATGGTGAAGAGATTCCCAACATGATGTTTGCAGGTACCGCTGGTACTGGTAAGACCACAGTCGCACGAGCGATTTGTGAAGAACTAGATCTTGATTATATCGTCATCAATGGATCAGAAGAAGGTAACATTGACACACTGCGCGGCAAGATCAAGCAGTTCGCCTCTTCCGTTTCGTTGTCCGGTGGTTATAAAGTAGTTATTCTGGATGAGGCAGATTACCTCAACCCACAGTCCACACAACCTGCGTTGCGTGGATTTATTGAAGAGTTCTCGAACAACTGTCGTTTCATTATGACGTGTAACTTCGAGAACCGTATTATTGAACCACTGCATTCTCGTTGTACTAAGATTGCGTTCAACACGACCAAGAAAGGTCTACAGTCTTTATCGGCGGACTTTATGTCTCGTGCGATGGACATTCTTCGTGATGAAGGTGTCGAATACCACAAAGACATGTTGGCGCAAGTCATAATGAAACACGCACCAGACTGGCGTCGTGTACTAAATGAGTTGCAGAAGGGGTCTATTTCGGGAACACTTAGCGTTGCTCCATCAATAGGACAAGACGTAACAGACCCATACACCCAGTTGTTTACATCTATACGAGATAAAAACTTCAAGAAAATGCGGTCGTGGGTCGTCAACAATATTGATGTTGAACCTGCTTCTATTTTTCGCGGCATATATGATCGCATGTATGATCATGTCGCACCCAACAGTATTCCACAACTTGTTCTTATTCTTGCTGATTATCAGTACAAGAATGCATTCGTTGCGGATCATGAACTGAATCTAGTCGCATGTATGACCGAAGTTATGGCGAACGTGGAGATTAAACAATAAATGGGAACTCACATACGTCATTATGAGATGACTCCTGCTGATAATATTTTATATTTTCCTAACAACATTGATATTAGACTGTGTCCTAAAAACGGCATGTCTTCTATCAAAGAACTTTATCGTATCTATCGGGGACATGATGAGTACGTAGGCCGCAAATATAGAATGGATTGCGTTAAAAACTATAGTTGTCAGTTTGAAATGCCCTTTAGAAAAAATAGTTATCGGATAGCAATTAAACGTGACCCTGTAGACCGCTTTAAATCTGCATGTGAATATATTTTGGCCAACCAAGCGAAGCATATTAGATTAGGTCGTTTGAATGAACTACCGAGTTTAGATAAAGAGTTGGACACTGTTTTGGATAAGATTGAAGATGGATTATTTAAAAATAATCATTTTTATACTCAATCTTGGTATATGAACAGTACGCATGATTATAATCTGATTGTTCATATTGACGAACTTTCTCAACTTATGGTATTCTTAAACGAATCTTCAGAACTTGGATTGTCTCCCGACCAGTTGGATATTTGGGATAATAAGACTTCCTTGAAAATGTATGGTGATGTGTTGACCGAGCAACAGATACACCGCATCAAGAAACTATACTGGCGTGATTATGAAAGCGGGTGGTGTAAAAATGAATATTAATAGTAGACTAAGTCCATTTGACTTTCTGAAAAGTATAAATGATACTAAAGTCAATCTCATTGACCAAGATCAAGATAATACCAAGTACTATAATGGGTTTGTCGTTAATAGGTCTCTGTCATATTTTCCGGACACGGTATTCATGTCCAATGAAATGAACAGATTACATCACTTAGATGATAAGATGCAATACGACTTTCTTATAAATATTGTACGTAAGAAGAAACGATTCTCTAAATGGGACAAACCTGAACAAAGAGCCGACATGGAATGTATCAAGGAATATTTTGGTTACAGTGAACAAAAGGCGAAACAAGTTGTAGGGCTCTTGACGGAATCACAAATAAAAACTATTAAAAATAAGGTATCCAAAGGTGGAAGAGAATAATCTCGTTCAGTGGAATTCTGATATGATGTTGGAAATCAGTCTATCAGAACCAGATGACTTCCTGAAAGTCAGAGAAACACTAACGCGTATAGGTGTGGCTTCTCGTAGAGACAACACCCTATTTCAATCATGCCATATCTTACATAAACAGGGTAGGTACTTTATCGTTCATTTCAAAGAATTGTTCTTGTTGGACGGAAAGAAATCTAATCTAGAAGTGTCGGACATGGAACGACGTAACACTATTGCCACTCTGCTTGCAGATTGGGGATTGGTTGCAATCGTTAATAAAGAGGTTGCACTTGATTGTGCGCCAATGAGACAGATCAAGATCATCTCATACAAAGATAAGTCCAACTGGACATTGAAACCAAAATATAATATCGGAAATAATTGATGACTGATAAACATTATGGTATTTTTGATGGTCGTGATGAGAACATTGGGACTAAGACTCCATTCGTAGGTAACTTGCCATTTGATATGGGAGAAACTTACGGATGGAATCAGTTCATGGAAATGATGGATTCTCATCCCGACGATCTTTATGATCGTAATTCTGATAAGATGCGTATAGGTCTTAACAATTTTCATTCTCGCGGTAGTGCTCCGGAGTTCGCAAAAACAATCTATGGTGAGTTAGAAGAGGTCTTCTCTCTGCACTCAGATAAAAGAAAAATAACAAATATTGCATTTAGCGGATTTGGTCGAGAGAGTGGTTCTTATCCATGGCACAAAGATGGCATGGACGTGTTTTTAGTACAAGTTATTAGTACTGTCGGTCTTAAAGTAGAAGGCATCAATAACGAAGAACCATTTGATTTCAAACCAGGGATGTACGTGTACTTGCCTAGAGGAACGCATCACCAAGTGTTCCCTAAAGTATCACGAGTATCATTCTCGTTTGGTATTGAAGGTGATCCAGATCCGTCGATGTATTACTAAGGAGCGGTCCAAATGACTGAAGAAACGAAGATTGTATCTCTAACAGAAGTCATCAAGCAAAAAGAAAACAAAGAAAGAGAACTTAGTTCATATCGAAGACATCTAGAGATGATTGAAGATAGAATGGCATTTTTAGAAATGGACCGTAAAGTAACTCTAGAAATTATCGAAATGATAGAAAATGATTCTGTCGTCATGGTTGGTGATGACGACTATAATTTAGATGAGTGAATATTCACGAATCTGATGTTACTGTTATACACATTTAGTGTATAAATAAGTAGCGAATGTGCCGAATGGTTCGGGCATTCTTTTAAACTTGCTTAAAACTAAGGAGTTAGCAACATGACATTAACAGCAAAACAACTGTTCCCACGTTCAGCATTCGTCGGATTTGATACTATGATCGACGAACTAGACAGAGTAGCAAGACACTCGGGTGATACGTTCCCCCCGCATAACATCCTAAAGACGGGAGAGGATCAATACCTAATCGAGTTAGCAGTCGCCGGATTCACGGAAGACGAACTTGAGATCGAAGTAAAGAACCGTACACTTAGCATTCGAGGGTCTGTACTAGACACTAGAGAGTATATTCATAAAGGCATTTCGACGAAAAGATTTGAACGTCAGTTCCGTCTGTCGGAGTATGTTGAAGTAATGGGAGCTGATTTCAGGAACGGATTACTAGCCATTTCATTGGAAGTAATAATCCCTGAAAGTCAGAAGCCTCGTAAAGTAGCAATTAATGGGACTAGTATATTAAGTCCACAACTTTTAAACGAGGAGAACAACAATGGAGAAGAACACCCGAGCCAACTCTAGGTTAGAAGAGATGGGTTGGATGTTCGCAGGACTATCAAGCGTATTCGTGGTAGCCGTCTGTGTACAACAACTAATGTAAACATAAATAAGGGGGAGTAACATCTCCCTTTTTTTGTGAGTGATATGAAAGCAATACAAATAGTTATGAAAGGAGACGAACGGTCTGAAGAGTACGCAGCACTCTCTCGTTGGTCTTTTCAACGCGCGATCGACGAAGGTTATATCGACTCCATCGAAACCTTTGACGCCATTACCCCTCAATCAGAAGACTTCCAAGACCATGTAGATAAGTACACTTGGTCCAAAAGTCTCATGACTCTAGACATATTATCTGGTAAAGAAAAGGATGACCACTCGCCTACAGAGAAAGCTGGAATGTGTTCTCACTGGGAGTTGATGCGTCGACAGGGTGAGTCAGAAGAAAAGTTTTGGATCATGGAACATGACACATGGTTAGTGGAAGAACGATACGAAGCGTTCAAATTACTCTCTGAGTACGCAGAGAACACGCTCTACGCAAACATAGGATTGTTCATGGGTATGTATTGCATGGATCAGAGATTTGCGCACTGGGCCCATCACATGCTTCTGAACAATGCATTTCCTATCAACTGTGGACCTTACTGTGTGTTGCAACGTCTTTTCAGAACATACACCACACGTCATCTAGAACTACCAGAAATTAATTATTACGGAATCAAAAATACCGCTTTACATCCTTGGCATGGTTGTGATACTATAGGTGTTGGTCGTGATATTGGAATCTACTTCAATCGTATGGATCATGATAAGACAGGAATTCCAACGCCGACCACTCAGTTGATTTCGAAACGTCTTGCAGTAACTCAGGATCATCATGGATATAAAGAAAAACATATTGAATCCCCTTGGACGCGTCACAATTTTTTTCACGTTATTGACTAAATGTAAATATTTATATTCAAAAAGTGTTGACAAACACACCCTTTTTACTATATAATTCACCATATGACTAAATTCTATACAAATGTCCGACACGTCGGCAACAACATCTTATATCGCGGTTATGAGAACGGTCAGCA